GACGGTCCACATACGGAGCCAGAAAGCCTGTTCTGCTCTCTATGGCCAGTCCCGCCCTGGCATCAGCACTGTAGGCGTCGCATGACTGCAGGCCTCTCTGCATGCCCAGGGAAACGACAAGACCGTCCATGCCCTGGACATCGTAGGGGACGCCGGAGAAGGTCGACCAGAAGCCATAAGACCACGCCGTCTCACTCCAGATGCTGGGCTCCCAGTTGTAGGTTGTGGTGTAAAGGCGGGCGAGTACTGAACGGGCCGGCTTGTATTCGTTGATGAGCCAGATGAGCAGATCAAGGCTGTCCAGAAGTGCGGTCTGCTCTTCCTGCGTTACCGGCTGCGCGAGCCGTACCTGAAAATCGGACCAGCGGCTTGGCTGCCACCGCCGGAGATTGTCTATGCCGAGGACGTCGAATCCGTAGTAGCCCAGTATCTGGGGAAGGCCCTCTGTTTTGCCGCCGAGCATGTGCCAGTGCCATGCCCGGGCCACCCGGGAACGAAATTCTTCAGGCGTTTCGCCGTTTTTGCGCTGGAGGCCGCGGCCGAAGCCATGCTCCAGCACGAGGTCTTCCTCGGCGAGAGAGGGAAAAAACTGCTTTCTCGCGTAGATGACGTCGTCTATGACGCTGTCGAGGGCATGGGCCGCGCCTTCCGCAATGGCCTGAAGCGGCCCGGGACGGCGGATGAGTGGCCATCCGAGGACGTCCTTGAAATATTTCCAGAACTCGGAGGACATTACGCCTCCGCGGCCCGGTCGGCCGTGATGGACAGGCTGTTGAGGCGGGCCACTCCGTCAGCGGGAACGCTGACGATGTCCCCGGAGGGGCTTGCCCATTCCACGGACTTCACTCCGGGAACGGCCATGACCGTATGCGTGAGGAGGTCCCGGGTAAGGTCCTGTCCTATGGCAAGCGAAGTCACATCTTCCAACGTACTTGTCTCGGCGAAAAGGGCGTAGAGGCGGGACTTTGCCTGCTGGATGATGCTGATGGCGTCTCCTGTTGTGTAGGAGATGACGCCGCTGATGTCGGCCGGTACGGGAGTCGGAGCCTTCACTTCCCAGTCGTCATTGATGGGAACGTGCGGGGAAATAGCCTCTCTCACCTTCTCAAGGAGAGCTTCCGTGGGAAGGACGTCAGAACCGCGCACCACAATATCCACCGTGCCCTGGCCTCTCGGATGCTGGTCCAGAATGGACACGGAAGTCACTCCGGGCACGGCAAGCGCCCATGCCTGATACGCGTACTTCGTGCATCCATTGTTGGCGAGCCACTGAAGTCTGTAGCGCTCCTGGAGCTGAGCGTCCGTCTCTTCATCGAAGCCTTCGCTGGTGAGCCATCCAGTAGGATTGGAAACGCTTCCTATGCCCACGACGGGCGTGACCAGCTCGCAGATCTGGCCGGAGGACGCATTGCCCGCTGCTCCGTAGTCCTCGGCTTCGCAGGGGACAGCGACAGAATCGGAGCCGGCAGGGAGGACTGCGTCTTCCGTAGTCACATACCTGTATACAGAGCCGGTGCCGTCGGGCAGGGTGCGCACGATGCGGCCGGCAGGGATGCTGATGTTCGTGGTGTCCGAGGCCGTGCCCCTGTAGAAGGTCACGACGCCTTCGGCTTTTGTTGCGGCCCTGCGGGTAAGGCCTACGCTGTCAGCGTGAAGATCCAGCCATTCCCCAGTGGAATAGTACGGAGCGGCCTGCTGGAGAAGACGCCCGAGGAGGCCGTATATCTGCCATTCGCCCCAGGCAAAAATTTCGAGGAGGCCGCGTACGACGCCCCGGTTCAGGTTCAGGCGGGACGGGAGGAAGCCCTTGGCGGCCATTGTGTCCTGCACACCCTCGACGAACCCGAAGACCTGGGCGCGGACTTCATCAAGAGACCTGGACAGACGGGGCAGAGTCACGTGGGTTGACATCGGAGATCACCAGCTCAAGGGTTGATTTGTTGGCCTGAAGGACAAGGGAAAGGGGCGTATCGCTGTCGAGGAAGCGCCAGCGGCAGAGGACTGTGAGGGACCCCGCGTCCCAGGAAGTCACATCACACGTGACCGTACCGGGAACTACACGGGGGTCAGCTTCCACCCGGGTGATAACCTCGGCGCAGAACGCGGAGCGGGCTGAGGCCGTAGACTCCTCCCGAATCCAGTCATGGAGGAGGGAACCGAAGTCTGTGTCGTAGAAGAGGTTTCCAAGACGGGTGAAGAGACGCAGACGGATGTCCTGCACTCCGGTGTCCACGCCGTCCGTGAGGACCAGCGTGCCGTTTGCAGCGACCTGTGCCTGCATGTCTGCGTCAAGGGCGATATCCTGCCCCCAGAGATCCGTGTCCGTGTTCATACACAGAATTCTTGGCACGAAGACTCTGCATCATCGAGGACACCATGCACACTGTGCACGGTATTTCGCGGCTAGAGGTGAGGGCAGGAACCGCCGGAGCGTGTGGCCGCGTAGGCATCTCCGTCCACGGAAAGATTGCCTGAGAAGGAGGCCTGCCCTTTCCCACCGTCCCAGTTCGTGCTGACGAGTACGCCCTGCAGGTTGATGCGAGGGGCCCTGAGCGTGATTTCCTCGTCTGCCTCAATAACGGCCCTGGTGCCGGCCTTTATCGTCCAGGTCTTGCCGGCTTCCGTCCTCACGTCCTCAGGGGTCAGCATGATAATATGCTTGTCTTGGTCTATGCGGAGTTCGACGCCGTTCTCAAGTTGGATGACAAATTCGTTCAGTCCGGCCCTTGGGGCGTTATTGCCCCCGCCCCAGCGCATGTTCGTGATGGCTGGGAAGTTCGGGTCCCCATCATAATAGGTGATGTCACACGGTGTTCCTACAGAAGGCGGACAGACGATCCCACGGTTGTTTCCGCCCCAGACAACGGGCAGGGAAACGTGGGAGATAACGGGTTCTCCATTGTCCTCCTGGCCGTCATTCCGGAGAGGCTGGACATCCGCGTAATAGGCTCCGTCGCTTGCGTACACGGCCACGATTTTTCCTTTACGTGTCATGCGGTAGTAAGCGCGGAGGTCCGGCTGCGCAACCTCTACCGCCTTCCTGATTGTTCCTATGGGGTCATGCCTGCTTTCCCGGTCATCCATTTTAACTCCATCCT